TAGTAGACTGCGATCTTGCCGTTTGTAAGTGCCAGCAGCGCCTCCTCAGAATCTACCCTGGCCACGTCCATACAAAGCCTCTCGGCTCCGGCGATGAGATCCTGAATAAGTGAATCATCATCGCCAAAGTCGATTCGAAGGTACTGCTTCATCTCTTCAAGTGTAATCATCAGTCCCTCCTATAGCTTATTCTCCGGACTGCTGCTCCTCCTCGGCCATAAGGCCCGCTGCTCTTATCTTTGCAAGGAAACCGTTGAAATCGTCCTTAAGAGCAACGATGGTTGTTGCAGTGCTGTCCGCCTGATACTCAATCTGGCTGCCTGCCCCAGGAAGACCTTCTACTGATCCTCCCTCGTCAATGACAAGCTTTCCACCGATATGGGTAACTTCACCATTCTGCTCGGTGTAGTTCTTTACGCTATATTCACTCATGGCCGCCTCCTTATGCCTTCATCTGCAGAAGCTTCACGCCTTCCGGCAGGATCATCTTTCCATCCACACGTTCGGTGGAGATGTAACCGATCTGTCCGTTGGTCGCATAGAGTTCGTTCAGTCTCTGTACCGTTCTTCCGGCCCTGTCACCAATCCAGTAATTCTTGAAATCGCCGAATCCAACGGTGAGTGCTTCAGAAGCTACGGTTGGCACATAAGGAGATGTATAGATCGGATAACCCAGAAGTCTATCCGGCTCACCAGCCTGCACAGAAGGCTGCCACAGATATGCGCCATTACCGTCTTTGAGTTTTCTGAGAAGGCTGATGGTCTGATCATGCATCAGGAACTTTGCATTCCTTCTGTACGGTGCCTTCAGCGAATACACAAGGGAGATCACTTCATCTGCGGTGATCGCGTTTGTCGCGGCTGCAGTTACACCGACCTGACCGCCGTTTGCAGTAAAGATACCGGTCGGCTGGTTGGTACCTGTTCCGACGCAGAATGCTTCCTCCTCAGCGATTCCGAATGCTCTTGCAAATTCCCTCATCAGGTAGTCTTCGATATCGAAAGCGGCATCTTGCAGAAGCTCTGTAGAAACTCTGCAAAGATCAGTCAGCTTGTAAGCATCGATCTGCTTCTGGCCGAAGGTCGGATTGCTCTCCTGGTAAGCCGCATTCTCAAGTGTCCACTGCGCAACAGAATGACCGACGGCAACAGGGATCTTTCTCTCATGCTGTGTCGTGATAACCTTGGCCAGCTGTCTGACCACGTTCTCTTCCTCAAGGGCCATCACGATGTTACGTTCAAAGTCATCCGGAACCAGGTATCCGCCGTCCACGTCTGGTGTAGTAGAAAGCACGTTATGCAGGAGCGGCTTTCCGTGCAGGTGACGGTCGAAGTCTTCTGCATAGGCTTCCGATGCTCTTCCAACCTTCTCCGGCTTCATGCCGCCGTTATCTGGTCTGGCCTTAATCGGCTCGTTTACGGCCTTATTCATCTCGGCCTCGTGAGCATCACGTCTTTCCATTCTCTTGATCTCGTTTGTCATGGAATCAAGATCAGCTTCCATGCGTGTATAGGTGGCATCATCTTCTGCAGACAGCACGCCCATATCGTTTCTGTGTGTATCGAGGAAGCCCTCCATCGTATTCCAAAGCTTCGCTCTTTTTTCTCTCATCTCAGTGATAGTCATGGTATTTTCCTCCTTTGCGTTAAAGCAGTTTCTTATACAGGGACGCTTTCAAGTCATCTACCGAGCGTCCGGTTTCTTCTGGTTTTTCTGCAGGCACAGCCTTCGCAGAAATCTTGTTGATTAAGGACCTTTCCACAGCGCTTGCTGAGAATGCATAGGCAGCCTGGACGGCGGCCTTCTTTGGATCTTCAAGCATGCTGTCAGCAAAGCCAAGCTCTACGGCCTTTTTCGCATTCATCCATGTCTCTTCATCCATCATCTTGGAGAGAGTCTTTCTCGGCTGCGATGTCTTAAGCTCGTATGCATTCAGGATGCTCTGCTTGACTTCATCCAGCATGTCGATGGCCTTCTCCATATCCTGGTGATCGCCGATGGCAATCGTTGCCGGGTTATGGATCATCATCAGCGCTGTCGGCGCCATCAAAACTTCCGTGCCTGCCATAGCAACAACAGAAGCTGCCGATGCTGCAATGCCATCAACTTTGACCGTGATCGGACCTTTGTAGTCCATTAGCATCGCGTAGATCTGACTTGCTGCAAAGCAGTCACCGCCAGGCGAGTTGATCCAGATCGTGACCGGGCCACTTCCAGAAAACAGCTCGTCGCGGAACATGGCCGGCGTAATGTCGTCATCGAACCAGGATTCCTCTGCGATGGTTCCGTAAAGCTCCAGAACGCGTTCGATGATCTCCTCACCGGTTTCTTCGTTAGTCACTTTGTTCTTTGTCCAATTCCAAAACTTCTTCATGGCTCTCCTTTCCCGAAAACAGACCGGCATCTTTTAACTTGGTCATGTTTCCGTTAATTAAATAAAGATCGCCGCCCTCTTCTTCAGGGATGCGATCTAGATTCTCTAGCTCTCGTATATCGTTTGCGCTCATCCAGCCGTTCTGCCGGGCCGTAGCATAGCCGTTCATCCGGCTTTGGTAGTCTCCACGCAGCAGCCCGTCCACATTGAATTTCACGAAGTACTCGTTCTTTTCTTCTGGCCTTAGAAGTGTTCTCGCAATCGACTGCTCCCACCGGGATATCCACGGGCTAAGCGTAAACTTCACAAAATCCAGACTCTGGTGCTCGATGTTAGAAAAAGTCGAGTGTTCCAGGGATCCGATCATGTGAAGCGGCACCCGAAAGATCCTCGCGATTTCTTCGATCTGGAACTTCCTGGTCTCCAAAAACTGCGCCTGCTCCGGCGGAATGGAAATCGGGCTGTATCGCATGCCTTCTTCTAAAACAGCGATTTTTCCCGAGTTTGCACTACCGCCAAAGGTCTGCGTCCAGCTATCACGGATTTTTCCAGGATCCTTAAGGACTCCCGGATGCTCCAGCACGCCAGATGGCGCGGCTCCGTTAGCAAAGAACTTACTTCCGTATTCCTCCGTTGCTATGGCAAGGCCGATCGCGTTCTTGGCCGTTGCGATGGGACTATACCCAATTACGCCGTCGAAGCCAAGTCCGGGAACATGCAGCACCTCCGATGGCGGAAGCTTTACGGTGGTTCCCTTCATCGTAGGCGCATCCTCCTGGCTTACCATGTATTCGTAGTAAAGCTGGCCGTTTTGATCCCGGTCTACGTTCATCCTGTTTGGCATCAGCGGGTATAAGCCGATCACTTCACCCTTGCCGTTACGGATCACCTGTGCATAGGCATTGCCCCACAAAAGTAGGTGCGTCATGAGCGTCTCCCGGAAAGCAAAACTCGTCATCTCCGGATTTGGTTCATCGTGCAAAAGAAAGTACAGCGGATGATCTGTTGCTTTTTCTTTTCCGCCTTTATCGTTTAGCCGATAGACATGCACCGGAAGGCCTGCGATGGCTTCAGATAAAACGCGCACGCAGCTATACACCGCTGTCATCTGAAGCGCGGTACGCTCGTTTACTCTCTTTCCTGCAGAGCTTGTCCCCAGGAAAAAGCTGTAGGAGCTTCCGCTGGTCCGGTTTTCAGGTTTATCTCTTGATTTGAAAAACATATCGAATATGTTCATAATCCCTCCCACGAAAAAAGCACCTCCGAAGAAGTGCTTCAAGTATTATATGATTTAGTTTATGCTTTCTCTTTTTCGGTTGCCGCATCGCTCGACTTCATATCCTAGGATGCGCTGCATTCCGATGAAGATGGCCTCAAGGACGTCTTCTTCATCACCGCCCATTGCTCGGATGCTTTCTTCAATATCCTCCCGGTGCCAGCCTTCCTCGCCGCACCGATTTATGTTTTTTCTGATGGCATCTTCTACAGCAAGTTTCAATTCACTATTTCGTAGCATGCTCTCCACCTCCTATGCTCGCAGTATACGTTCGGCTTTACATGGTGTCCAGCAAAATCAGCTCAATTGTAATAGAAAGGCCTTTTATTGTAATGAAATGGTTTAGTCCCCTCCCCAGCGAATGATCCCGTAGACACAGAAAACGGTCTGCACGATATCCAAAAGCGCCCTGGAATAAAGAGTATTTACGATATCCCAGACCAGCCAGCCCATATTGCAGCCGATCCAGAGATAAAAGCAGCACCGCAGTTTCCTGGCATTCAGCCACGTTCCCACAATGCTTAGTATTGATAATATCCAAGTTACCATTTAAAGTACCAATAGCCCTCGCTCATCATAGACGCTTGCCTTGTTCTCATTTCGGATAGCCCTATCAAGCGCCATCACCATCGCAACCGCAGCGTCGATCTTCTCCGTGCTCTTTTGCTTATCCATTTTGATGTTGCCGGCCGGATCCTGACGGACATAGACGTTATCCATCATCCACCTCAGAACCGGATGGCCGCCATGCGCGATTCGTTTTTCCAGAACCAGCTTCATGAGCTCCTTTGTCGGAGGCGACATGTCCTTGTAACCCTGGCCAAATGGAATCATGACAAGTCCCTGACCCTCGAGGTTTTGTGAGAGCTCATAGGACCCCCAGCGGTCGAAAGCAATCTCCTTGATGTTGTATTTCTCATGAAGCTTTTCGATGAAATCCTCAATCCAAGCATAATGAATCACGTTGCCTTCCGTCGTATATAAATCCCCCGTTTTCTCCCAGGTATCATAGGGAACATGGTCACGCCTGACACGTAGCTGCAGGTTCTCTTCCGGAATCCAGCAGTATGGGAGCACGATATATTTCTCATCCTCAGTTCTTGGCGGAAACACGAGTACGAAGGCTGTAATATCCGATGTCGTCGAAAGGTCAAGCCCGCCGAAGCATTCTCTTCCGATCAGCTCCTCTGGATCTACATCGAATGCACAATCGTCCCATTTATCCATTGGCATCCAGCGCGTTGACTGCTTCACCCACTGATCAAGCCTCAGCTGCCGGAAGATATTTTCTTCTGCCGGATTTTCTTTTGCCGACCGGTAAGCATTCCGGACCTTTTCTATATCAATCGTATGGCCCAGAGATGGGTTTGCCTTGTACCAGCTTTCCTCGTCCTCCCAGTCATCATTATCGTCGATTCCATAGATCACTGGATAGAACGTGGGATCGATCTTTCTGCCTTCCAGGATGTCTTCCGCTTTTTGATGCTGCTCGTAGCAGATCGAGTTGCGGTCAGTTCCGGCCGTTGTGATCAAAAAGAAAAGCGGCTGCTTTCTCGCATCGCCGGAACCCTTGGTCATAACATCAAATAATTCTCTGTTTGGCTGCGCGTGTAATTCGTCGAATATAACGGCATGGCAGTTGAGGCCATGTTTCGTGTAAGCCTCTGCCGATAGCACTTGGTAGAAGGAATTCGTCGGCTGATACACGATTCGTTTTACACTGGTAACCAGCTTGACACGTTTCTTTAAGGCCGGACACTGGTCGATCATGTCCACAGCCACATCAAAAACGATGCTCGCTTGCTGCCGGTCCGATGCACACCCATAAACCTCTGCTCCCCATTCCTGGTCGGCGCAGGTCATATAAAGCGCAATGGCCGCGGCAAGTTCGCTCTTGCCGTTTTTCTTTGGCACCTCGACATATGCCGTATTGTACTGCCGGTATCCGTCCTCTTTTATGGTCCCGAATATGTTCTTGATGATCTCTTCCTGCCAAGGCAGAAGGTCAAATGGCACTCCTCTCCAGATCCCTTTCGTGTGCTTCAAATTTCGGATGAAGTTTATGGCCCTCTGCGCTTTTGCGTCGTCATACATTACGACATGCCTCCGGACAGCAGCAGCATTTCCATTTCGTCTGCTTCACGGCTTGCCGCCTGATCTGCTATGATCCGGGATCTGGAGCTAGGCGTCAGACCAAACTCTGCAGCCGCCTGCATCATGATTTTCTGATTCTGGTGCGCAATGGATACCTGCGGCACTTGCTGCCAGTATCCGCTTTTCGTTTTTATAAGGGATCCATGCTGCGTGATGAACTCTTCTGCTTCGCGCCACCTCGCATACGCCTGGCAATACGATGCGAACGCCTGCACATCAAGGTCGGTGAGCAGACCAAGTTCAAATAGATTCTTGGCAAGCCGGTGCCACTCGTTTCTGGCTTCCTCCTCGAGCCAGTCCGGGCATTTCGGAAGAGATGTCTTCTTAGGCACCGGCTCAAATATATTCAATTCTCGTTTGCCCGGATTACCTTCCAGGACCTTTACGGCTGTCGGTTTCGGTTTTCTGCCCCTGGTCGCCATAATCCTCATCTCCTTCCTTCGTAGTTTCTGTAATAAAAAAAGACCCTTGCGGTCTATATCTGTACGAGAGAAAGCCCGGTTCGGGCCTCTCGGTGTATTCTGTTTATGTATTCTTATGCATTGATCGCCCAGGCGATTGCGTGGCCGTCGTCTTCAAAGTAGCCTTCGCTGATCTCGCGGATCCCGATCATGCCTTCGCAGCTAGTGTCATCTGTCAGGAATTCGTAAACGGCTCCGAAGTAGCTCGGCTTACCCGGTCCCTGGTAATGGTATCCTGCAATGATCACCTTATCGCCGTAGTTCAGGAGCTTGCTCCATCTGCATTCCAGGTCTTCCTGGCAGGTCGGGTTCGGCAGTCTCAGCTCGTTTGCTCTTTCGCTCATCTTCATTTTAGTGTCCTCCTTGTCTTTTGGTATGTGTATATTCGCTCTTCTCGGAGGATATATCAAGTTATATTTTCACTAATCTGAGACTTTATATAGATACAATCTGTACGAGAACGAGAGCCTTTCGGCCCCGGTTCCGGCTTTCTTTTTGCTAGATGATTTCTTCTTCCTTAAGCTCGTCGTATACCTCTTCGAGGATCTGTTCAAGTTCCTCCCAGCAGTCGCAAACCCAGCGCGGTCCGCCGTATGGATTTTCCCTTGATCCGTCGCCGGCTGCGGTAAGCTCCAGGGCTTCGTCGGTGACTACCAGGCGGCCTTTGTATCCGTAAAGGAATGCGGACCCGTCGAAGTAATCCCAGCAGGCCCAGGCTTTGTCTGAAAAGCCCTCTGGAAGCGTGAGCCCCAGCGCCATCCTTGCTCCTTTCGGATCGTTTCTGTCGACCGGCTGCTCTCCGAAGTATGTTGCTCTGTTGTCTGCTCTTAAGAATTCCATGTTGTCCCTCCTTTGAAAATGTGGTGCTTTGCTTTTGTCATGTGTATATATCACTCTAAACGGGATATATAGCAAGTCATTTCTGCACATACTCAAAGTCT